CCTGTTCTGTGCTAATCGGCAAGGATTCCTGAAATGCTACAGCGAGGCCGGAAGAGCTCCGAGGGGCTCTCGGTGGTACGGGTCGCACCCCATGAGAGGGTCGCACCTCCTGATCGCCTTACGGACGACGAGAGCGCGATCTGGCGCGAGATCGTCGCCTCGAAGCCTGCGGACTGGTTCGGTCCCGACAACCTTCCGCTCCTCGAGCACTACTGCACGATGGCCGCGGAATCCCGGCGCGTATCGCGCAAGCTGCGCGAGGTAAGCCCGGAATGCCTCGACGACTACGACCGCCTGATCAACCTACAGACGAAGATCGGCGGACAACTGGCGAGCCTGGCGACGAAGATGCGGCTCACGCAGCAGAGCCGATACGGCGCTCGAGCCGCGGCAACCGCAAGCGATCGCGCGGCTCCGAAGAAACCGTGGGAGTTCGGAGCCTAGCTCGAGGCGATCGGAACATCGCCTGGATCGAGGCGACCTGTCGGGTGCCGGAAGGCGCCCATGTCGGGCGACCTGTCGCGCTGCGGGAATTTCAGAAGGAGATCATCCGCGGGATCTACGACTCGCCAACGAGACGAGCGATCGTTTCGTATGGGAGAAAAAACGGGAAGACCTCGCTCTCCGCGTTCCTGCTACTTCTGCACCTCTGCGGACCGGAAGCTCGAGCGAACTCGCAGCTCTTCTCGGCAGCGCAGAGTCGCGACCAGGCGGCGATCCTATTCGCGCTCGCCGCGAAGATCGTCCGAATGTCGCCGGATCTTAACGCGGTCGTCGCGGTACGAGACACAGCGAAGCAGCTCTACTGTCAGGAGCTCGGGACGCTCTACAGAGCGCTCTCTGCCGAAGCCTCGACGGCCTACGGCCTCTCGCCGGTGTTCACCGTACACGACGAGCTCGGACAGGTGAAAGGGCCGCGGAGCGAGTTATACGAAGCGCTCGAGACCGCGAGCGGCGCCCAGGCGGAGCCGCTCTCGATAGTGATCTCGACGCAGGCACCGACCGACGCGGATCTCCTGTCGGTCCTGATCGACGACGCGAAGAGCGGCGCCGATCCGAAGACGAAGCTCTTCATGTTTTCGGCGGACGAGTCGATGGACCCGTTCTCCGACGAAGCGATGAGGGCGGCGAATCCCGCCTTCGGTGATTTTCTGAACCCGACGGAGGTCCGAGAGCAGGCCGCAGCGGCAAAGCGAATGCCGTCGCGCGAGAGCTCCTATCGGAACCTCGTCTTGAATCAGCGCGTCGATCAGACCTCGCCGTTCGTCCCTCGGGCGATATGGTTACGCAACGGCGCCGACCCGGACGAGGCCGCGTTCTACGAGAACTCGGTCTATATTGGGCTCGACCTTTCGGCGCGTAACGACCTGACCGCGCTCGTCGCTGTTACCAGGGACGGCCGCGGCTACTGGCACACGAAGCCGACCTTCTTCGCGCCGAGCCTGGGACTGACCGACCGGGCCTCGAGGGACCGGGCACCGTATGACGTATGGCGAGATCGCGGATACCTGGTCGCGACGCCGGGCGCGTCCGTCGACTACGCAGTCGTCGCCGAACAGCTCTGTCAGCTCTGCGACGACTACGACGTCGCCGCGATCGCCTTCGATCGGTGGCGGATGGATGTCTTCAAGACCGAGCTGTCGCGGCTCGGTCGCGAGCTCCCCCTGGTGGAGTTCGGCCAGGGCTACCGCGACATGGCTCCGGCGCTTGACGCGCTCGAGGGCGAACTGATGGCCGAGCGCATTCATCACGGCGGACACCCCGTCCTGACCTGGTGCGCTGCGAACGCAGTCGCAACTCGAGACGCCGCCGGGAATCGCAAACTCGACAAAGCAAAGGCGACCGGCCGCATTGACGGAATGGTCGCTCTCGCAATGGCGATCGGCGCCTACGCGAAGGCCGCACCCAAGCTCGACGGGCCAAGTGTCTACGAAGAGCGCGGCATCCTGACCATATAACGAGGTTTCTGTGTCCTGGATAGATCGAATCATGCGACGGAAGAGCGCAGGACAGACCGCGCTCGACCGTTTGATCATGCGCCTCGAGGGCACGAATTCCGCCTCGGGCGTACACGTCAACGAACAGACCGCGATGCGCGTCGCTGCGGTCTACGCTTGCGTCCGCGTCATCGCCGAGACGATCGGTTCGATGCCGCTCAATATGTACCGGCGCCGGGCCGATGGCGGTCGGGAGCGCGCCGCGGAGCATCCGCTACAGATCCTACTCCACGACCGACCGAACTCCTGGCAGACCTCGCAGGAGTTCCGCGAAATGTTGACCGAACACGCGCTCCTTCGCGGGGCCGGGTTCGCGTATATCAACTGGCGCTCGCGCGCCTCAAACATCGTAGACGAGCTGATTCCGATTCACCCGGATCGCATCACTATCAAGCAGCTCCCGGATATGCAGCTCGTCTACGAGCTTCAACGTGAGGACGGCGACCGGATCGCCTTGCGCGCCGACGAGGTGTTCACGCTTCGCTATCGAACGCGCGACGGTGTACAGCCGGTCGGTGTCATCGAGTCTGGGCGCGACTCGATCGGTGTCGCCTACGCGACCCAGGAATACGCGGGCCGGTTCTACCGAAACGACGCGACGCCTGGCGTAGTCTTAAAGCATCCGCAGAAGCTCTCCGCAGAAGCGGCCGGGCGACTGAAAGAGACCTGGAACTCTGCCTACGCCGGAAGCGGCAACGCTCGACGGACGGCGCTCCTCGAGGAGGGGATGTCGATCGAGCGGCTCTCGCTCTCGAACGACGACTCGCAGTTCCTACAGACGCGAGAGTTCCAACGCTCGGAGATCGCGGGCTTGTTCCGCGTTCCGCCGCACCTGATCGGTGATCTGTCGCGCGCGACGTTCTCAAACATTGAGCACCAGTCGCTCGACTTCCTCGGGCATTGCATCGGTCCCTGGATGACGCGATGGGAGCAGTCGATCTCGCGCGATCTGATCACGGCGCCGAACACCTACTTCTCGAAGCTCTCACCCGAGGCGCTGCTGCGCGGAGATCTGAAGTCGCGCTACGACGCCTACGCGATCGGCCGGAACTGGGGATGGCTCTCGGTGAACGACGTCCGTCGTCTCGAGGACATGAACCCGATCGACGAGGGCGAGGTGTATCTGCAACCGCTCAACATGACCGCGGCAGGAATGCCGCCGAATTCAGACGTCGCGCCGAACGGCGCGGCATGAGGATCAAAGAAATGGAAACGAAACGATTGAAGGTAGTCGCCGAAATTAAGGCGGTCGACGACTCCGGTGTGATCGAGGGCTACGGCTCGGTCTTTGGCAACCTCGACAGCTACAGCGACATCGTCGCGCCTGGCGCGTTCGCGAAGTCGCTCGAGGAGGCGAAGGCCTCTGGCCGGATGCCTGCGATGCTCTGGCAGCACAACCCCGAAGAGCCGATCGGTGTCTGGACGGAAATGCGCGAGGACGATCGCGGGCTCTTCGTCAAGGGCAAGCTCGCCGACACGCAGCGCGGCAACGAGGCGCGCGAGCTGATCAAGCTCGGCGCGCTGACCGGGCTCTCGATCGGATACACGACTCGGTCATACCAGGTCGACCGCGAGCAGGACTCGCGAATCCTGACCGACGTTCAGCTCTGGGAAGTTTCGCCGGTGACATTCCCGGCCAATTCCGAGGCCCGGATCACGGGCGTCAAAGCGAGCGACATCAGCTCGCCAAAAGATTTCGAGAGGTTCCTGCGTGACGCTGGATTCTCTCGCAAAGAAGCCAAGCAAATAACAGCGCATGGCTTCGGTGACTCGGCTCTGTGTGACGCAGAGATCGAGGACACAGCAGAGAACGACCTCGCCGATCACATCAAGCGAACGGTCGAGGAGCTCGCGTCAAAGTGAGCGGAACCATTTAGTCATTCATTCTTTGAGGTAATCAAAATGTCAATCGAAGTGAAGAGCGCCGTCGATGCGCTCGCAAAAGTAGTCACCGACGAGCGTTCAGCTCGCGAGGTGTTCGAGAAGCGTTCGGACAGCGAGCGCAAGGAGTTCGAGGCCAAGGCTGACGCAGAGTTCGCCAAGGTTCAGAAGTCGCTCGAGGAAGTGAACGTCAAGCTCGGTCGCATCACGATCGCTGGCGCTGGCGAGGGCAAGAAGGACGACGAGCACAAGTCGGCCTTCGTGAACTACATCCGCAGCCCGCGCGACCAGAAGGCGATCGCTGCTCTCCAGGACGCCGAGCGGAAGGCCGTCTACACGACCGGCTCGGGTGGCTCTGCGGCGGGCGGCTATGCCGTGCCGGAGGAGATCTCCCGAGCGATCGTGACGCAGCTCTACAACATCTCGCCGATGCGCCAGGTCGCAAACGTAGTGACCGCGTCGAGCCCGGATTACAAGATCCTGGTCGACACGCTCGGTACGGGCACCTCCTGGGCCGGTGAGAACGGCGCGCGCTCGGAGAGCAACACGCCGCAGCTCGGCGAAGTGGCTCCGACGTTCGGCACGCTCTACGCCTACCCGAAGGCCTCCGAGGAGTCACTGAACGACATCTTCTTCGATGTCGCCGGATGGCTGACGAACTCGGTGTCGCTGGCGTTTGCTGCGGCGGAAGGGACTGCATTCACCTCTGGCAACGGCACCAACAAGCCGACCGGCTTGATGGTCGCCACGAAGAGCGCGAACGACGATGCGAGCCTCGCGTTTGGTTCGCACCAGTTCGTGCTCTCGGGCGCGGCTGCGGACTTTGCGGCCTCCAACCCGTCGGACGCTTTGATCACCCTGATCCACAAGCTGAAAGCGGGCTACCGCGCGAACGCTCGGTTCATGATGAACAAGGGCGTCCTCGCGTCGGTTCGCAAGTTCAAGGACGCCGAGGGGAACTACCTCTGGGCGCCGGGCCTTGCGGCTGGAATGCCGAGCACCCTGCTCGGTTACGCGGTCGTCGAGAACGAGGACATGGCCGATGTGGCCGCGAATGCGTTCCCGATCGCCTTCGGCGACTTCCGTGCGGGTTACACGATCGTCGACCTCGTCGGCCTTCGCGTGACGATGGACGAAGTCACCTCGCCGGGTCAGGTGAAGTGGATCTTCCGCAAGCGCGTCGGTGGCAAGGTCACCGACAACCAGGCGGTCAAGGTTCTCAAGATCGCCGCGGCCTAATCAGCCAGGAGCCAACCAGGGCGGGAGGGCAACCTCCCGCTCTGGTCTTCCGCATGAAGACTATCGTCAAGCATCCGTTCCGGGGCGTCCCGGACGGCGAATATCACGCGCGCGACTACCAGGTCGGCGACGAGCTCACGGGCGAACTCGCAGACGTCGCGCTTCTTAACGGATGGGCAGCTCGAGCAGGAGCGCCCGGTCCTACCGAAACCCAGGCGCTCGGCGGTGCGCCGGAACCGTTTCGCGAAACTCAAGGGACGACCGTGCGTCGTCGTCGCGAGCGGGCCTAGTCTTACCGCGCAGGACGTCGACTACTGCCGCGATCGCGCGGCGGTGATTGTCGTCAACGACAACTACAAGCTCGCACCCTGGGCCGACGTGCTCTACGCCGCGGACCCGGAATGGTGGGATCTCCACCAGGGCGCGCCGAGCTTCAAAGGTTTACGAGTAACGCAGGACGCCGGAGCCGCTCGACGGTGGCGTCTGCATTACATCGAGAGCATCGACCGGCAGGGCTTCTCGCTCGAGCCTGGTCGCATACATCGCGGCGACAACTCGGGATTCCAGGCATTGAACATTGCCGCCCTCTCGAGCTGCTCGCCGATCGTCCTGCTCGGCTTCGACATGAAGATGTCTGGCTCGAGGCGGCATTGGTTCGGCGATCATCCCGGCGCGCTCAATAAGGGCTCGCCGTATCAGGTCTTCGCGTCCGCCTTTAACGAGGCGGCGCAACGTCATCCAGAGTTCGAGATTTACAACGCAACACGCGACTCGGCGCTTGAATGCTTCCCGCGGGCAGCACTCCGAGACGTGATCTAACAGGAGAGAAAAAATGTCCAAGGGCAATACATTCGAGAATGACCTGATGAAGCTGTTTTTCCAGGGAACGGCGATCGCCAACCTGGCAGACAACGCGGCAAGCTCGCCGAACACGAACCTCTTCGTCTCGCTGCACACCGCCGATCCTGGCGAGGCGGGCAATCAGACGACGAGCGAGGCGTCATACACCGGCTACGCTCGAGTCGCCGTCGCGCGCACCTCTGGCGGCTGGACCGTGACGAACAACTCCGTCACGAACGCCGCAGCGATCACCTTCCCGCAATGCACCGGGGGCTCGAACACGATCTCCCACTTCGCGGTCGGTACGGCCTCGAGCGGCGCAGGAAAGATTCTCTACAAGGGCGCGCTCACCGCGTCGCTCGCTGTGTCGAACTTGATCATCCCGGAATTTGCCTCGAGCACCCTCACGATCTCCGAGGAATAATCGAACGTGGCAACGATCGTCACTCGCGCGGGTAAGGGCGCCGCCCTTACTCACCAGGAAGTCGACGCCAACTTCACCGGCCTCAATACCGAGCTCGGGCAGAAGGAGGTCGCATCGAACAAGGGCGTCGCCAATGGCTACGCCTCCCTCGATGCCGCCGGGAAGGTTCCGTCCGCGCAGCTTCCGTCCTATGTGGACGATGTTGTCGAGGTCGCGAACTTTGCGTCGCTCCCTGGTACGGGCGAGACGGGCAAGATCTACGTCACGATCGACACGAATAAAACCTACCGATGGACTGGCTCGACCTACATCGAGATCAGCGCCTCGCCTGGTTCGACCGACTCGCTCGCTGAAGGATCGACAAATCTCTACTTCACCCAGGCTCGAGCTCGCGCATCAGTATCCGCGTCGGGCTCGCTGTCCTATAACTCGACAACTGGTGTCTTTTCGTTCTCCGACGCGGTGACTTCTGTCGCCGGGCGGACCGGCGCCGTCACGCTCACCTCTAGCGACGTCGGCCTTGCCAACGTCGAGAACAAAAGCTCCGCGACCATTCGCGGTGAGATTACCTCGGGCAACGTCACGACCGCGCTCGGGTTTACGCCGCTCAATCGCGCGACAGTTACTGGCGACTGGAACGTCAAGACCAACGGTCAAGCGTCTCTCATTTCCGGTGGCACTAACAACCACAACGGCACCACCACAACCTCCGGCATATACCTTCCGCACTCAACTGCGGGATACGGGGTCCAAATAGGCGGTCGCCTAAACACGCTGTGGTTTCGCACGGAAGAAAATAACGTCTGGGACTCGTGGCGAGTTCTCCTTCATAGCGGTAATTACAACAGCTATTCGCCAACGCTAACTGGTACCGGGGCATCGGGGACTTGGGGAATTTCTATTACCGGGTCGTCCGCATCAACGACAGGTAATGCGGCAACCGCAACCGCGTTACAAACAGCTCGCGCGATCAACGGCGTGAGCTTCAACGGCACAGCAGACATTACTGTCGCCGACTCGACAAAACTGCCGCTCGCGGGCGGAACAATGACCGGAGCGATCACATTCGCTGCCGGGCAGACATGGCCGACCTTCAACCAAAACACCACCGGCAGCGCCGCGACGCTGACCACCGGGCGCACCATTGGGATGACCGGCGACGTCACATGGACGAGCGGCTCATTCAATGGCTCGGCAAACGTAACGGGTACCGCCACGCTTGCAAACTCTGGCGTGACGGCTGGCACCTATACAAAGGTCACGGTCGACGCAAAGGGTCGCGTAACTTCTGCGACGACGTTAGCGGCTGGCGATGTTCCTACGCTTAATCAAAACACAACTGGCAGCGCAGCTACGCTGACAACGGCTCGCACGATCAACGGCACATCGTTCAACGGTAGCGCGAACATCACGACCGCGAACTGGGGCACAGCGCGAACGCTGACGATTGGCAGCACCGGCAAGTCGGTCGACGGCAGCGCAAACGTCTCGTGGTCGCTTGCGGAAATCGGTGCGCTTGCATCGGGAGCCAAGGCAGCGGATGCCGACCTACTCGACGGCTACAACAGCACCGCGTTCTCTGGTCCGGTCAGCACGATCAAGCAGTTCTTTTGGAACGACCTCGCCGCTTCTGGTACGCAGGCAAGGACGTTTGAGATTGCGCGTCTTGGCATCGACTACAACGACTGGAATGGCGGCAGCGGCCCGTTTGAGGTCGAGCTATATGAGGGCTACTACTCTCGCGGTCTAAAGAAGAGGTACGTCATTCACTGGGGCTACACCAACACCTACGGCATACAGCTTGTCGAGTACAGCGGCAACGGCGACAACAATTTCCAATGCCGCGTGGGAGCGCCGGTTTTGGTCAGCGGAGACAACTACTATCTCCCTGTTTTCGTCGACGTAAAGTACTACGCCTACTGCGACGTTCGCGTCACCACAAACCGAGACATCACGGCAAGCAACCCGCCTGCTATCGGCACAACGTTCATCAACGCATCGCCTAGCGCGACAAACATCTCGGACTTCACCGCCGACAGCACGGTCAACTTTGCGTCGACGACGGCGGTGCAGATCAGCGGAAGTCAGCTTCTCCATGCCGGGAACTTTAGCAGCTACGCCCTGCCATTAACCGGCGGCAGCATCACCGGCAACATTACGCTCACGCAGGGAACCGACCGTTTAATCTCCATCGGCAGTTCAACGAACTGGTCTTACACGCTAAAGAGCGAAGGCGACCAATTCCGTCTGTACGACGGCAACGGCACCAACTTCCTGTACGGCGTCTACAACGGTGGCGGGACTGGAAAGTATCTCCAGCTTCTCGGCAGCAACTTCGTCGTCAACAATAACGGCACCGTAACTGCATCGGGCAATCAGATTCTTCACGCCGGTAACGTCGGTTCCTACGCGCTGCCTATTGGCGGTGGGACGATTACCGGAAGCCGCCCGATTCAAATCGATACTGGTGGCGGCTTCATTGCGATGACTGCCAACGCTGGCGGCTGGTCAATGGGGACGTATTACAAAGGGAGCGCTGGTACCACTCGCGCTGGATTCGGCGCTTTAGGTAGCGCTGATAGCCTGACGTGGGCATGGATCGGGACGGGGTACGAAAACCCGTGGATGACGCTCAACGGCAGCGCCGTAAACTCACTTGTCGCGCTTCAGCAAAGCGGAAATCAAGTTCTCCACGCCGCAAACTACAGCAGCTATGCGCTCCCATTAAGCGGCGGGACAATCACCGGAACTGTAAGCATAAACGGCGGCGGCTCGCAGCCGCTTAACCTCACGACGAGCAGCAGCAGCCCGTGGGGCTTCGGACTTACTAGAAGCGATGCTGGGGTTTCAAGCAAAATCTTTTTGCATAACGGCAGCGGAAGCTGGGCTTGGGTGTACGAACACAACCCGGTTTTCTACAACGGCGGCGCATATAACTCATTCCTGCATAGCGGCAACTACAACAGCTACTCGCCATCCTTGACAGGCAGCGGAGCATCAGGGACGTGGGCAATCAATATAACCGGCAGCGCAGGAAGCGCCTCGCTTGCTACAGATGCAGATCGGTTAAGGACTTATGACCACCGGATAAAGGCTCCGAACTCCGATGCGGCGGGACGAGCAGTATTCGGCTTTACGTCGTGGGCAAACAATAACACAGCACCTTGGGCGGACTACCTTCATCTTCGGTCATACACGGACGGATCTGGCGGCGCCGATAATCTTGTCACGTTCCGCAAAGACGCTATTGGTATGCGTATTTGGCAGCAGAGCTTCGGCTCGGGCTCTGCCTACTCTAGCTACGTCGACGTCTTGCACAGCAGCAACTACAGCAGCTACGCGCTTCCGTTGAGCGGTGGAACGCTTACGGGGAGCGCGACACTTTCTGGAAACGGCATCGGGCTATATTTTACTGGCGGCAACAACCGCATTTATTTTGGCGGCAGCTACCGCGCAATGGAAGGCAACGCAAACGGAACACAGCTACAGATAGGCGAGGGCTACAGCGCTACCTATCTTCAAAGCGCAAACATCTACGCAACAACATCAAATCATGTTGTCCTTCACGCCGGGAACTACAGCTCCTACGCGCTCCCGCTCTCTGGCGGGAATATGACCGGCAACATAAGCGGGCCTGCATACAACACGCCGTCATTTATTCGCTTTGCCTCGGACTCTAACTGGGCGTATGGCTGTTCATACGACGGCGGCTCGCAGTATTGGATGCAGGTTCAGTTTTACGGGACGGGCGACGACACTCGCGGCTTCCGCGTCCTCAACACGAACGGCAACTCGGTCGCTTTCCGAGTAAACGGTGCAGGCAACGCAATCGCCGCGGGCAACGTCACCGCTTACTCGGACGAACGAGTAAAGGCCAACTGGCGAAAGCTAGACGACGGCTTTCTCGTCAATCTCGCGAACGTGAAGAGCGGCATTTACGACCGGACCGATGTCGAGATCACCCAGGCGGGCGTCTCGGCGCAGTCGCTCCGCGAGGTCTTACCCGAGTCTGTCATCGAGGCAGAGAACGGCGACCTCTCGGTCGCTTACGGCAACGCCGCGATGGTGTCGGCGATTGAGCTCGCGAAGAAGGTCGTCGCACTCGAGAACAAAGTCGCCGAGCTCCAGGCTCGGATTCACTAGGAGATATTTGTCATGGCTATCGAATACACGCTGAAGATTAACGCAGTCCGAGTTCACAACGTCGGCGAATTGCAAAACGTAGTGAAGGAGGTCGACGTCACGCTCAAGGGCACCGACAGCGGGTGCAGCTTCGAGCTTCCGTTCTCGGTCAACGTCGGCGATCCGGCTCCCGAGAATTTCGTCGACTTCTCGCAGCTCACTCCCGCAGAGGTCGAGGCCTGGGTGTGGTCGCAGGAAGATCAGCTCGCACCGTACCAGGCGCACATCGCCTACGTCGTCGCGAAGGAAGTCGAGAAGGCCGCGCTCGAGCAGAAGCCTCTCCCCTGGGCTCCGGCTCCCGAAGCTCCCGCAGCACCGGCTGACGTCGCGGCCTAATGCCTCTCGTCTCTTCCGGCGAGATCTCGATCGGCGGATCGACGACCGATCGCTCAATCAACCTCGAGCTCGGACGATCCGCGACGGCGACCTCGAGTCTTAACGAGTCGGCGCTGCGAACGCTGGCCGGAGTCGCAAGCGGCGCGATCTCGCTCTCGAGCTTTTACGGGAAGTCGAACGCCAGCGTCGCGATCTCAAACCAGAGCGCGCAAAACCTGTCTGCGGCTGGAAGCGGTGGAACGGCGACAGCGACTTATCGTCTGAACAGTAACGGCGGCGCGTATCGCACCAACATAAACGGGACTCTCGTTTCAATTAACGGAGAGTGGCTCGTCTCGGGGTCGGCGTCGCTGTTTGAGGTTTATGCAACGTGGTCGGGTTCGGGCGGATCGGTCGGCGGAACGACTGGATCTTGGATCAACCTCTCGACGACTCGCGATTGGACATTGACCGTGACGAACAACTTCGTCGTCCGATCGTTAGCAATAGAGATTCGACTTGCATCGAGCGGCTCTGTACTCGATACCGCGACGATCGAGTTCGAGGTCGACAGCGCGCCGTGATTTTTTTGATAAGCCACAACTCGGAGATCTTGTGAACAACGTCTTGAAGTTTGAACTCACCGCCGAAGAGGCGAACGTCGTCCTGGCATCGCTCGCGAAGCAACCCTTCGAGGTCGTCGCCGGACTCATCGACAAGCTGCAACGCCAGGCGCAACCGCAGCTCGCACCGAAGGCAGAAGGAGCTGATCCGGCTCCTTGATGAAACAGGCCGCGTCCGACTTCGAGACCGGCTCGGAGGTTAGATGAGCGGCCTATACGTCCAGAGCGACTACTGGCTCTTCGGCTATGCCGTCGGCGATACGCTGTACGGCATGGCCGCAGGGTCGGCGACTGTCACCGGCACGCTTCGTCCGAAGATTTACTCGCCTGGCGCGAGTGTCGGAACGGCAACCGTCCAGGGTGACATCGACGCGATCGGTCGTCCGATCGCAAGCTCCGCGGGTTCGTCGACAACGTCGGCAACCTCTCGAGCATTCGCCAGGGCGACCGGCTCCGCCTCTGGAACCGGCGCAACTTCTGGATCTGCTATCGCAGAAGGTTCGGGGAGCGGCAGCTCCTCGGGATCTGCAACGGTCGCGGGCGCGGTCATCGCGTCGGGGCCGATCTCGGCCTCCTCGAGCTCGAGCTCTACGGCAACAGCCGACGGCTCCGGTCGCCTCGAGGGCGAGGGCGCTGCGGCGGGAACGGCAACGGTCGCGGCCGACGTCCAGGCGCGCGCCGGGCTCGACGCCTCGAGCTCGGGCACCTCGTCGGTCTCGGGCGATGCGTTCGCAACCGGCCAGGCATCCGGCCAGGCTGAAGGTTCGGCAACCGCAACCGCCTCGGGGACCGCGAGGTTCTCGAGCCGCGGCGAAACGTCCGGCAGCTCGACGGCCGACGGCGCGATCCAGGGCATCTTCCCGGCTAACGGGACGGCGCAGGGCGCGAGCACGATCGCGGGCGATGTGCTGGCCTACGGCCTGGCAGACGCGGCCTCTGCGGGCTCTGCGTCAGCGACAGCGAGCATCTACGCGACCGCGACGGTGGAGGGTGCCTCGAGCTCCTCGAGCTCGGTGTCCGGCGACATCCTGGCAACCGCCCAGGGCGCGGGCGCCGCCGAAGGCCTGGCAACGGTCGAGGGCTCCGGGCAGCGGAAGATCTACGCACCGGGCGCGGCGATTGGCAGCTCGAGCACGAGCGCGGTCATCCTGGCATTCGCTCCGGCGGATGGCTCGATCAACACCTCGGCAACGGTCAGCGCAGACGTCCAGGCCTACGCAAGCGCCGCAGGCTCGATCGAGAGCACCGCCTCAATCGAGGCGGGTGTCCTCGGGCGGACAACGCTTGACGGTGCATCGGCGGGTGAGGCGGTCGTCGATTCGGCATTGATCGGCGCGAAGGCGCTGATCGACGGCAGCGACAGCGGCACCTCGAGCGCAAGCGCCTCGATCCTGGCCTACGGTCGCCAGGTCGGCGACGCGGCGGGCGAGGCGAGCTCGATCGTCACGCTCTACGGACGCGGTCCAATCCTGGGCCTGGTCTACGGCACGGCCGAGCTCGAAGGTCAGGCAGTCGGGCGCGGCTCCGTCGACGGCGATGCGGAGGGCGATGCGACCGTCAGCGGACGGATACGGAATCGCACCTTCACGCCGGACTCGCGCGAGCTGAAGGTTCCGTTCCAGGATCGCCGCGAAATTATTCCGCAGCGCTCGATGCTCAAGGTCGGCGCTGACAGTTCGATCGAGGTCGAGGCGGAAGGCCGCACGATCAAGGTCTCACGAAACAACAGGAGAATCGCTGCATGACGATCATCGCGGCATTCACGAAAGATCCGAACTCGACGATTGACTTCGAGGTCGACTGGAATCCCTGGCTAAACGGGGACGCGGTCACGACCTCCGCCTGGGAAGTTCCCGCAGCGCTGACGATCGTCTCCGAGGGAGTGACGGCGAACGTGACGCGCGCCTTCCTCTCTGGCGGAGTCGCCGGAGCGGACTACCTCATCACGAACCGCGTGACGACTCCAGGCGGACGCATTGAAGACCGCTCGGTCTTGGTACAGGTGCGACAACTATGAACCACACCCTGATCACGGCTCCGACGGGTGAGCCGGTAACGGTCGAAGAGGCGCGCGCACATTGCCGCATCGACGGCAACCAGGACGACGAGATTCTCTTCGCACTAACGAAGGCCGCGCGCGAATACGCCGAGGCCTACACCGGGCGCTCGTTAGTGAATACGACCTGGGAACTCCAGGTCGACCAGTTCCCGCTCTATTTTCAGATCCCGAAGGCGCCGCTCGTAAGCGTGACCTCGATCATCTACATCGACGTCCAGGGCAACACCCAGACGCTCGCAGCGAACACCTACCAGGTCGTCAACGACGCAGGCCCGTTCGCGCAACCTGGGAAGATCTTCCAGGCCTATAACCAGACCTGGCCGAGCTCTCGAGGTCACATCAACGACGTCCGCATCCGCTACGTCGCAGGCTACGGTGCGCCGACAGATGTGCCGCCAGCGATCAAGGCGGCGATCAAGCTGATGATCGCGCACCTCTACGAGAACCGCGAAGCGACGCTCACCGGCACGATCGTCACCGAGTTTCCGCTCGGGTTCACCGCGCTTCTGTCACCCTTCAAGGTGTTCTAGTGCAGGCCGGGCGTCTTCGACATCGTGTCACCGTCCAACGGGCGACCGACGCGATCGACCAGTACGGAGACCAGACGCCGACCTGGGCGTCGCTCGGTACGGTCTGGGCGTCCGTCGAACCGCTCAACGGCCGCGAGTATTTCGCCGCGGCGCAGATGCAGAGCGAGGTCTCAACGCGGATCGTCATCCGTCCGATCTCGGGCGTGACGCTCACGCCGAAGGATCGCGTCAAGTTCGGCTCGCGTTACTTCGACATCCAGTCGGTGATCAACCGCGACGAGCGCAACCGCGAGCTCCAGCTCCTTTGCGTCGAGAGGTTCGTCTAGTGCCGATCGTCACCGACATCAAAGTCGAGGGACTGAAGGAGCTCGAGGCGCGACTGCTTGAGCTCGATGCTCTGGCCGCAAAGCGACTCCTCACTCGAGCAACGCGACGCTCGCTGATCAAGCTCGAGCGCCAGGCGACCGCGAACGCGGAGAGCTTCTCGCGATCTGGAGCGCTCGCCGAGTCGGTGCGAATTGTCACGGTGCGACCGAAGGGCAGCGAGACCGTCGCCGTCGGTCCGAAGAAGAAGGACCGCCGCGCTGTCGCGCTGCAAAACGTCTACTACAACCGCAAGCGGAAGGGGATCTTCTACGGTCACCTCGTCGAGTTTGGTCACCGCGTCCGCGGTCCGAGCGGACGTCGCGTGAACGCGAGACCGTGGTTCGGTCCTGCTTGGGACGCAACGCGCAGCGGCATCCTTCCAGAGTTTCAGCGCATCTTGCGCCAGGGCATCACCCGCATCGAGAAGAGACTGCGCGCTCGCGCAGCCGAAACAGAGGGGCTCGTCGATCCGTGAGCATCGAGAACGCAATCATCGCGAAGATCTCCGCGCTGAACACCGGCGCCGGGTCTCGCGTCTACCGCGAGATCATTGTCCAGGAGCCGACGCTCCCGGCGGTCGCTGTGAGTCGCACAAGCGGACAAGGCATGGCTCGCACCCTGGGAAACAACCCGCTCCTCTTTCGTGCGGTGCTCCGCATCGAGACGGTCGGCGAGACGATGTCCCAGGTCGCGCCGGTCGTCGAGGCGATTCGCGGCGGACTCGACGGATGGTCGGGAACGCAGAGCGGAGTGACGGTCCTCATGTCGCGGCTCTCGCAACAGCAGGAGCAGGCCGACGCAATGGGCGATCGCACGATGCGAGTCGTTCAGCAAGATTTCGAGTTCGTTTATCGGTGATGGGTTAGAGCTTCCATGTTCCTCGGCGCCTTCGGGCGCCTTTTTTTTCTTTCAACAACGACCGCCTCGGCGGTCTTTTTTTTGGAGTGATCACAATGGCTGCAAGTATTTCGACCGGCACCCTCTTTAAGGTCGGCAACGCCGCCTCCCCGGAGGTGTTCTCAACCCTGGCCCAGGTGCAGGAGATCAAGTGGAGCGGCTACAACCGCAAGACCGTCGACGTCTACACGATGGACTCGAGCTACCCGACGCGCATGATCGGCTCGCACGATCCGATGAACGTCGAGCTCAAGCTGCTCTTCGACGGCAGCATCGCTGCTCACGAAGCAATGCGGACGAAGCTCGTCGCGGGCACCTCGGGCAACTACCAGATCATCCTCTCGGATGCTGGCGCCTTCCAGGTGCAGTTCCCCGGCCTGGTGACGAAGTTCGACCTAGACGCCTTCACGGCTGAAGGTGCCGAAGTCGTCGCCAACGTGACGATCGAGATCACCGCGCTCCCGACGGTGACCCCGTAATGAGTCGCGAGCTGCTCAAGGCAACGATCAGCAGCACGTTCTCGAAGGCCTCCGTCCGTGAGCTCGAGGTGCAGGGCGTCAAGCTCTACATCCGCGGGCTCTCGGGCGGCGAGCGCGTGACCTTGCAGCAATGGGCGTCGGAGGCCTCCAAAGGGGGCGAGCCGCTCGCAGACTACAAGGTCGTCTCGCTCGGTCTCTGCGATGCCGAGGGCGTTCGTCTATTCGACGATCCGCTCGAGGTCGCCAAGCTCGACGGCGCGGTCCTCTCGCAACTGTCAAAGGCGATCCTCGAGGCGTCGCTCCTTACCGACAACGCGGTAGGAGACGCTGAAAAAAAATAGCGGGCGAGCCGGAACTCCAGATGTGGTTCCGCCTCGCAGCGCAACTCGGCGCAACGGTGGGTGAGCTCCAGGAGCGAATGAGCTCCGCGGAGTTCACTTACTGGATCGCGTTCTACGGGCTCGAGCCTTTCGGTTACGACGTCGAGATGTGGCGCATGGGAATGCTCGCATCGACGACGGCGAACGCCGCAGGGCCGAAGAAGGGCGGAAAGGCCTGGAACCCGGACGACTTCATCCCGAAGAAAGACACGACTCCCAAGTCGCAATCGGTCGCCGAACAGCGAGCGATTCTGCAAGCAATGGTGAAGCATGGCTGATATAGGCACCCTAGTCGTCAAAATGGCGGCGGACTCCGCGCAAATGCGCTCGGAGCTCGAGCGAGTCAAGAAGGACGTCAAAGGGACGGACAGCGTCCTCTCCCAACTGACGAGCAACTTCAAGCTCCTCGGTGGCGTCGCGGCGGGCATTTCGTTCGGCGCGCTGATCAACCAGGCGCTCCAGGCCGCGAGCGCTCTGAACGATACCGCGATCAAGACCGGGATCTCGATCGACGCGCTACAGCGGCTTCAGTTTGCAGCCGGGCTCTCTGGCGGCTCGCTCGAGAATGTCTCCGGCGCCGTCGGCCGTATGCAGAAGGCGCTGATCACCGCAGGCGAGGGCTCCAAAGAAGCAACCGAGGCGCTTAATCGTCTCGGCCTCTCCGCGAATCAGATCCTCGCGCTGTCGCCAGATAAGCAGTTCGAGGCCATCGCTGTCGCCATTGCAGCGATCGAAGATCCGGCCGCTCGCACGACGGCCGCGATGGCATTGTTCGGGAAGTCGGGCGCCGAGCTCGTGCCGACGCTGGTCGCGATCGGGACGAACAGCGAAGAGATCAACGCGCAGCTCTCCGCGATCGGCGGGCCGGTTACTGCGGAAGCGATCGCAAAAGTCGACACCCTGGGCGATCAGCTCGACATTCTGAAGACCGCCGGAAAGAACACCGCGATCGAGCTCGCAGCGCTCGCCTCGGTGGTCCTCGGTCCGGTGCTCCAGGCGACGAATGAATGGATCAGCTCGCTCCGCATCCTGGTCGGTGGAGGCGGCGAGCTTGAGAAGCTCGAGCGAAAGCTCGAGATCCTGCGCGAGTCGCGCGACTCGATGCTTCCGTTTTTCTTGAACCTGGGATACGTCGAGAACGGCAACGTGATCATGGGGCCGCGCGCGCTCCAGCAAGCGATCGCCGCGGTCGGCCGCGAGATCGACATCCTTAAATCGAAGTCGCAGTTCGAGCCGGTCATGGTCGACGTGCCGGTCGACATCCCGCAGCCTATGGTGCCGGATCTTTCAAAGAAGCCGGAGCTTACCGCCGCCGAGCGGCGCGAGAAAGCGTCAAACGAAGCGCGCGCTCGAGAGCTACAACAGGAGATGTCGCATATCCAAATGGTCGAGATGTTGCAGCAGCAGCACTACGACCATTTGTTGAATTTGGATATGTCGTCCGCCGCGCAGCGCATCCAGGTCGCAAGCGACCTCGAGATGTTCCGCATGGATGTCGCGCAGGCGTTCGGTCTACAGCTCCTCGACTTTGAGCAGATAAAAAATCAGTCGATCATCTCGCTCGCCGGTGAGCTCTTCACGACTCTCGCCGCACAGAATTCGACGCTCTTCAAAGTTCAGCAGGCTTTCGCAATCGCGAACGCTGTCATCAACACGGCAGAGGGCGTCACCAAAGCGCTCTCATTACCGTTTCCCGCTAACCTCGCCGCCGCCGCAAAGGTCGCGATCGCTGGTGCGATCCAGGTCGCAAAGATCAAAGCGACGAATCCTGGCGGCTCTGCAAGCGTCACGCAGGGCGGGCTCTCGGGCGGTACTGCAAGCACCGCAAACCGAACCGCTCCGGCGGGCAACGCGCAACAGGCGCAGGAGCCGCAGGCAAAGATCGCCCAGGTCGTCATCCAGGGAAGCGTCTTCTCGAGCCGCGAGACCGCCGACTGGCTGATCGGTCAGCTCTCCGAGGCGATCAATGACCGCGACGTCGTCTTCATCAACGGCAACAGCAGACAAGCCGGACTCATCGGGGGCACCTAATGACCGCAGTCGTCTACACCGCAAAGCGTTCCGTCATCGCCGGGCATAGCTCCGGCGATCAGTATTCGCTAGACCTCCGCGTCGTCGAGGCCGGTCTTACGATCGGGCGCAAGGTCGGCTCCGAGATTCAGCGGACGCTCTCCGATAAAACCGAGACGCTGTACTACTACGGAAAGACGACCTGGTCGGTGTCCGTCCTGGTCAAGGGCTCGAGCGAGCTCTCCGCGCTTCTTGAGTTCCTGCACTCATGCGAGGCCCAGGAGAGCGTCACGTTCTCCCCGTATGGGACGGTCGCGTCGCTTGGCACGACGTACACCGCGCGCCGGGTGCAGCCGACGTACACCCTCGAGCGCCTAGACGGGACCGGCAGCTCGCCGAGCGAGGATGCGATGCGCGTCACCTTTGACCTCGAGGAGGCCTGATGCGTACCGACGGCGAAGTCTTCAACGTACTCAATACGTCCTCGGTTAAAGAGCCGCGGTTCGTAGTCAAGATCGAGTACCCCGTCGATTCGATCTACATCACCTCGCACAGCGGTATCGCCGACGTGCCTGGAACCGTCCTGCAAGGCGCGCTCCAGGAACCGTCCATCGTCTCGCAGCGATTGAACCCGATCGAGGGCCGCAGCGAGATCGGCTCCGCGTCGTTCTCCGTCGTCGACGTCGGCGCGGAGTTCACAACAGAGATCCGCGAACGACTCAACGATGACGTCGGTCTCCGTCAGCGCCAGGTGCGCTTCTACCTGGGCTACGCCGGGCTCTCGTTCAACGACTTCGTCATGGTCGGAACGCAACAGGTCACCCAGGCGGCCTACGACCGCGGGCGCTACTCGATCTCCTGCGCGGACGTTCAGCGCTCCGCGAAGAAGGATATCTTTTCGCTTGCCGAGACAACCCTCGCGCAGTCTTTAAGCGCGACGGACACGACCGTCTACGTCAGCTCGACGAGCGGCTTCTCGACTGTGTATCACGGCTCGAGCTACTCGGACGCAGCAAACTCGACCGTCGGCTACATCAAGATCCGCGACGAGGTCATCCGCTACACCGGCAAGACTGCGACAACCTTTACCGGATGCACTCGTGGCGTCCTGGGAACGATCGCGAGCAAGTACGACGTCGACGCTGCAACACCCGCCGCGCGTCGCGAGAAGGTGACGGAGTACGTCTACCTCGAGCTCCCGGCCGTCAAGCTCGCCTACGCCATCCTCACCGGCACCCTCTACGGTGACAACGTCACCCTCCCGTCGACCTGGCACCTCGGGATCAGTTCGTCTTTGATCCGTCTCGCCGACTTCACCGGCATCGGCGCGGATGTATGGGACGGCGCAAACGGTGGCGTCATCATTCGATTTGAGGGGCTAAAAAAAACCGACGGCAAGAAGTTCCTCGAGGAGGAGATCTGTCGACTGCTCGGGATGTTCATGCCGGTTTACGCAGACGGCGCTCTCGGTCTCAAGCGAGCGGCGCGCGTTCTATCGGACGCGGGAACCGTCGCAACCCTCGACGAGTCGAACTCGATTCAGGTCGGCGAGCTCACGCACGACATGGAAGACGTCCACAATGTCTTCCGCATCTCCTGGAACTGGACCGGCTCCGACTACTCCCGCACGACCTCGCTGATCGACGGGACGTCCGTTTCTATTCACGGCCGTGCGGACCCTCTCGATCTCAAGTTCAAGGGACTTTACGGCGGACGGGCGACCGACTCGCTGCTCTTTCAGCTTGTCGATTCTCTGCGTGATCGCTACGCCTCACCGCCGGAGCGGATGTCCGTCACGGTCGTCCATTCGCTGAACAAGCTCGAGGTCGGTGACGTCGTCCGCGTGAAGTACGCGAGCGTCCGCGACTTCTCCGGGACCGGCTCGAGCATCGACCGCGCGTTCGAGATCCAGAATATCTCCGTCAACCATCGCACCGGCCAGGTGCAGCTCGAGCTCTTCGGCTCGACCTCTCCGGCCTCCGCGCTCTCACCGACGACGGCGACGACCGCGCTCCCTGATGCGTTCTACACGGCAACCGGGACGCCGCTCTCGAGTGTTGCCACGATCACCGCAGGCGTGATGGCTGTCGGAACTTATTCGCTCGCAGGCGGCGCGGACATGACTGCCGCGGCCTCGATCTGGTACCACAACGGCGACCTCACGATCCCGCAGGGTTGCACAATCAATATCAGCGGCAACGTGCAGCTCCGCGTGAAAGGCTACCTGACGATCAACGGAACCATCAACGGCACCGGCGGCGGATTGCCAGGCGTCGCGGACGACACCAACCCGCAGACCTCAACGCTTGGGAATCCTGGATACGTCGGCAACTCGCGCGGCTGGGATGGCATCGACGCACACGCGGCCTACAAGTCAGGCAACCCGAAGCTCCTCACGCTCCCGGTTCCCGTCACGCAGGGGAAACACGCGAGCTTCCCGTACCTCCAGCTCCAAGTCTCGGGAAACGCTCTGACCGGAATCCCGACTGATCTGCGCGGTACAGGCGGCGGTCCTGGCGGGAGCATTGTCAGCGGCAACAGGGTCGACTTTCGCGCAGCCGGTGGAACCGGCGCAGCAGGAGGCGCTGGCCTTTGCACAGTCTCGCGCGGATTCTCTACCGGCGCGTCGGCGACGATTAACTTGTCCGGCAACTCGTCGGTCATGCCGCCGATGCACAACGCTAACCCGAACAAATACTATCCCGGCGCCGGTGGCGCGGGCGGTCCGGGTTCGATGCTCCTGCTCCTCGATGGCTCGGCCGTTTCTGCGCCGGATCTAACGAACCGATTCGTCGCAAATACCGGCGCGGTCCCGATCGCGCAGCCCTATCTCGGCTTCCTGACGTTCCTCGATAACGAGGGGCTCAAAAGATACGACGACAACTACGACCCGTGGGCGGGCTACGCGGACCCTGCCGTTATCTCCGAGCGATCTCTCGCGGGCTCGTGCCTTCGCATCCAATTCGTCCCGGCGCCGGAGACCGCAACGGCAGACCAGGACAGCAAGCCTCCTGCGATCAGCTCGCTCACCGCAAGCGCCCAGGACGGCTTCGCGCTCATCGCCTGGACGCTCCCGAACGATCCCGCCTCCTATGACTCGGTCGAGCTCTACGCCTCAATCGCGAACGATCGCGGAACCGCGACGAAGATCTTCGACGGTCGCGCGTCCGACTTTCAGCACGTTACGAACGACACCTCCGCGCGCTACTACTGGATCAGGACTCGCCGCGCTCGCGTTCGCTCTGACTGGTATCCGAACACGACCTCGAGCTCGGTGACAATCGCCGCGAAACCGCCGACCCTGGTCGGCTACCTTACGAACGAAGCGGTCACCGTACCGGCAGACTCCGCCGGGACTGTCAGCTCCTTCGCGACTGCGGTCGGCGACTTTAAGGTTTTTGTCGGCACGACGGACGTCACCAACGTCTGCACGTTCTCGATCCTGGGACAGACCAACGTCACCGCCTCGATCAACGCCTCGACCGGCGCGTACTCGGTGAGCGCGATGTCCGCCGACACCGGCTCGGTCGCCTTCCGCGCGACTTACGCCGGGAGCTACTCGATCGACAAGGTGTTCTCCGTCACAAAGGCGCGGCAGGGCAACAACGGCACCAACGGGATCAACGGCACCAACGGCACCAACGGGACGAACGGTGTCGATGCCGTCAACATTCAGCTCTCGAAGAGCTCCTTCCAGCTCAACGCCTACGCGGACGGCACCGTTCCAGACTTCTCGGGCGCTGACGGTACGCTGAAGGTTTACCAGGGAGCGACCGATGTCACAGCCTCGGCGACGCTTTCGGCGACCGCGGGCTCCGGTGTCACCGGCTCGATCAATACTGCAACGAACTCGCCGGTCAGCGGTCAGCCGAAGGGCTACTATCGCATCACGGCGCTCTCGGTCGATGTCGGGACTCTGACTCTGTCGGCGGTCTATAACGGCGTCACCTACACCGCGACCTTCGCTGTCTCAAAGAACAAAATCGGCTACGAGATCGTCAGCTCGCTTCCATCGACGAACCTCTTCGTCGGCCGGATGGCATTCCTGACGACGGACTCGAAGCTGTACCGCTACACCGCCTCCGGCTGGACGACTGCGGTCCCAGCGGTCGATATTTCCGGGCAGCTTCAGGACGCGCAAGTCTCCGCGCTCGCCGCCTCGAAAATTACCGGGCAGCTCTCCGACGCACAGATTCAAGCGGTCGCGGCGGCGAAGGTATCCGGGCAGCTTACGAACGCGCAGCTCCAAGATATTGCAGCTACAAAGATCACCGGCCAGCTTACAAACGCACAGCTCGAAGCGATCGCGTCGACGAAAATCACCGGCCAGCTTACAAACTCGCAGATCGAATCCATCACAGCGGCAAAGCTCAC